AGATTTCCTGTAGTCATTCGCTGCCATAAGGCGCTAATACCTGCATCTACCTCATTTTTAGCAGGGGCTAATTGAAGGCCAAGATCTTTGTAATCTTGCATCAATTGCTTACCATCGTTTTGACTACGCCCTCTAGAAGCAGGATCAATTACACCGGGTATCCATTGCCCTCTACTACGAATCGCCGCTGCATGAACAGGAGGCTGCTGCTCTCCTATGTAATGCTCATCGTAGATATAAAGAATGTCTGTCTGTGGGTCTAGTGCTGCCCATAGTACAGCCGTGCGATTCCAGCCTACGTCTAAAGCATACATCTTTTTGTAATAATCTGGTATCTTAAAGGGAGTAACTAATATATCTTCAAGCGCAATTGGGAACACATTACCGCTACCCATTGAAGGTCTACCAGACCTACGTGCTGCACGAAGATGAGGCTCTGTATCTGCCTCCATTTGTATCTTAGACGCCTCAGTTAGCCAAGGAGCATCATCCCACCCAGCTTGTACGATAGCTTTACTTGTAGTAATATCCTCAAGTCTAGCATCTTTTTCACTATTATCTTGGTCTGGAATACCGATAAGTTTCTGAGCACCAGCTAAATACTCAGCCTTCTCAGCAAACCTAACCACCATTGGAGTAAGTCCTTTAAGTGGTGTAAATGTATTATACACAAGACCGTTTGTAGTCATGGTACGAATTAAAATTTCATTATAATGTTCTTGTGGGCACTCTTCATCAAGCCATACCCAGTCAAGAGCAGTACCATAAAAAGCTGCAATTGGCTGTTCATAGTTCTTAAAACCAATCGTAGACCAGCCACCTGATGCATGTTTTACTTGAATAAGGTCAACACCTTGCGGTACGCCAGCCAATGCCCAGAACTTACCAAGTCTTTCCTTGGGGATCATACCTGTACCCCAAGCACCAATAGGACCTAATAGTTCTTTCTGTGCTGTATCACGAGTGGCACGGGCGGTAGACCCAACAGCCCAACCATTAGTAGGGCGATCAAAAGTTCTACCGTTCCACCATGAAGGGTACACTCCTGTAGCATGGCAGGCCGTTTCAAAAGCTCCCGCCACAGATTTACCGCATCTGTTACCCGCCATGAAGACTCGTTCATTGAATTGTGCTCCAGCATCAAAGAATGCCTTATGTTTAATGCACTTCTCAATACCAAACAGGGTGTTGGGTACGAACCATTTATTAACACCTGCTTCACGTGTAAACTGATTATACTGCCCTAATAGATAAGACAGCTTACTCAACCTAGCCAGCTCATGTTCAGGCGATCTTTCTTTAACAGGTACGAAATCAGGGATGCTATCTAAACCTAAGTCTATATCACGCCCCATGAATTCTTTTAAATCGGCTTCGTTTAAATCAAAGCTATTACTCATTTACTACCTTAGCCATATCTGATAATAGACGTTGTGCGTCTGTAAGTTCAGGAGTATTGTCTTTAATAAACTTAGCAATCTCCTTTGTTACTTGTGTACGTAGACTATCAAGATCAGTGTTTAGATTCTCGTTACTATTAACAGATTCAGTCTTATCAGCCCAGCCAAACTTGTTTTTCATATAGAAAGCAAGAAGTGGCGTATTGAACTGTTTATTAGTTAAGTTCTTTCTAAACTGTCCTTCCCAGAAAGCTTGAGACAACGTGCGACCAAACTCGACAAGCTGTGCAAATGCGGCATTGTCGTTTATTTGTTTGTAGTATTCCTTGATAGTTACATGCAAATCGGCCGCAACTTCTGCATCCGATGCTCCCTCACTATAAAGGTGTACTACTTGTTTAGCCCAAGACTTTCCTTCTGATACAATACTAATGAGTAACTACCTCATCACTAGATATCCAACCACCCTTACCGTCTGGGGACTTGTAGGCTGGAATATCTTCTGCCTTGAGTAGCTTGCAAATTGGGTAGCAGTGCGGATTATTGTTTTCATCAAGTTGCACTCCTACTAAGACGATCTCTATTTCCTCTGTGATAGTATTAAGGGCTTCCATAATACCAACAGTATTACCTAGCACACCTTGATAAAACATAGCAAGAAGATCATCTAGATGTGGGCTTTCTGCCTTGTTGGTAAACTTATAAAGTACTGGAGAGAATGTAGCAGGTGTTTCATTTGCGGCGGTAACGTCGCTTACTGTCTGTGATTCCATTATACAGTGGGTCCTATTTTGTGTTGCGGCTCAATGGTTTGCGTACGCATACGCTGAACTAGCTCCTTAGCTCGGACGCCCACTTGGGCATACCACGCAGATAGTTCCATATTTCGAGCAGCTTGTTGATAATTCTTAGCCCCGATAGCGGCAAGAGTGTTTCTAAATCCAAGGAGTCCACGGAGTCCTAGGTTAAATCCCATATCTATCAATACGGTTTTGGTTACAAAGCTAGCACCCTTATACCAAGTAAGTGCCCCGTTAAGAGCCGTATCCATAGCAAGGATGAGTCCTTCAAGCTTACGTTCTGCTTGGATTCTATTAGTAGTACTATCTGGGGTGATCATATTAGTAAACCCAAACCCTACTGTCCAAGGAGCACCATCTTGTTCATTTACATTCTGAATACGTGCTAGTAGTGTACGAGCAGGTACCTTGCCCCAAGGCCAGTCAGGTCCTCGGTATGTACGGGCAATCTTTGATAATGGGTCTGGATATGCGTAATCTGCATACCCCTCATGTCGCTCGGCATCTGCTTTTGCTTGCAAGATTAGCGGAGTGATAGCTGAGTTTAAATAAGGGTCTGTCATTTATTAGGGTGTAAACTCTGGTGGTTTGTAATCTACCTTAACTCCAAGAGTATCTAAGGTACCCACAATGTATTCCTGTAATGCAATTACTTGTGCTGCGTTTGCCCTGCATCCTGTGTAGTTTTCGATGATGGTGGTGGTAGCGGTTTGGGCAGGTACGGGGGCTGCATTAGCTGGGATGGTGGTGGGAGGGGCTTGACCAAGTGCGGCGGAGTCGTGGAGCACCCGGAACCCAGGAGGGAAATCAGGAGTAGTGCTGGGAACAAATACCGGAACTTGCTTGACAATGGTGGCTCCTTTCTCGTGTATCTTAACTACCCTATCAACATACTGGGTAACTACTTTAGTTATTACTTTGGCTTGGGCATCGTGGGCTTTCTGTTCTGCTACAATCAGGGCTGCCTCTGCCTTAGCATTCTTAGCCTGTAGTGTGTTATACTTAGCGTGCCAATGATGTGAAGAGATACCAAAGTATATCATACCAGCAAGGAAGCAGGCGGCGCGAACGCCGCCCACTACCCGTAATACTGTGGTGACTGCTACTTCGGCTGCACTATAATAGGGATTAGCTGTGAGTGCAGTCGTTATTGCCTGTAATGTCACCATTTACTCCTGTCGGTACTGCACCACCCAACTGTCTGATAGCAAACTCAAGTTCTGTTACTCGTAGACGTAGCCGGTGGTTCTCTTCTTGACTCTTCAAGCGCAGGTCAATTTCCATTGTTACCCGCTCTTCTAGTTCTTTTACTCTTCCCTCTTGGGCATTCTGCCGAGCTTCGCTGGCAGCAATACGCGCCTCAAGGGCTTCAATTAAACTGGTCTTAGCTGAGTAGTCTGCTATTACAGCATCAGACTGTGCATCAGACTGCTTCCTATTTAAGAACCAGTTTACTACTTGCATGATGACAGCCCCGACTACGGAGCCACCACCAATAGCAAGTCCCACATAACCGCCAGGTAGTCCGCTATCATCCATGAACTAACCCTTTATTAAGCGATTGTTACGACATTCTTAGAAATTACATTCCACTTAGAACCATAACTTACTAGCCGGATGCAAGCGCCAGCAAAGGCTCCAAAGGTGAGAGTATTCTTACTGCCGCCTGTAACACCATCATTAATCAGCCCTGTGGCTGTAACAACATGAGCATTAGCTGTAGTATTGATAATCTCTAGAACAGCGCCATCTGTACCCGCTGCTAGAGTATAAGCACCTACACCAGCCTTTGATAGTACTGCCATACGAACCGTAGGCCCAATAGCACCATCAGCCGCATAAGCTGTAGGAGCAATATTTAGAAGGGCAGTAGCTGTATTAGGCAAACCTGTGGCATTAGTTAATACCAACGCACTTGGGGTACCAAGGGCAGGAGTAACGAGGGTAGGACTAGTAGCAAAGACAGCAACACCAGAGCCGGTTTCATCTGTTAGAGCAGTCTTAAGCTCAGCAGATGTGATAGCTCCAAGTTTAGGACCTGTAACAGCAGCGGCTGCAATTTTAGCTGTAGTGACAGAGCCAGCCGCTAGAGCGGAGGTATCGACGCTACCTGTAACAGCAAGGTCTAGCCCACGTAGGGTATGCTCTTGTGTAGAATTAAAACCAAAATAATCTTTAGACATTGTATATTATCCACGTATGGTAGGGGTGTGCCGTACCATGAGAACATCCCTATTCTCTCTTCAAACTACCAGTCGATAGACTGGGTATTACTATTGGTAGTGATTGGTCGGTAATGCAGGACTCGAACCTACGGCCCCTTGCTCCCAAAGCAAGTGCTCTGCCAAACTGAGCTAATCACCGTAAATATTTATTACTTAGCTTTAAACTTAGCCAGCAAGTCTGGCCCATATTTCATAGCGGCTGCACCAGCAGCGCACCCAATGATAAATCCAATCATGTGTATTTCCTCTAGGGCATGGCCCGGTATGTATATTAATGTAATATGAATATTACATGTGGCCTTTGACAACAAATATGGAAATAAGTTCCCTAATAAATATTATTTAAAAAACACCAATAAAATCAAGGCTTTATTGTGGCTGTATTTATTACGGAACTTTTTGACTAATAAGTTGTCTGAGAGACATTATTTATAGTTGTATAGAAGCGAAGAATATAGCGTACAAAATATTCTGAGCGTCGATAACACTTAACGAGTAGTACAACCGTAGCAATCAAGCGAAGGTTGATAATACGAGTTTAGTGTTATAATATAGAATAATATAAGTTACTACAGTAAGTTATGTTATTATATATTACTAGGCTTCATTATGTATGCAGCCCGACGCAGCCTTAGGGCTGCTTATATCAAATAGGTATTGGTTTTCACCGCTGTACACAACACCGTGCTCTTTGTGTATAATATCAAAGCTGTATATATTATATGGCTTTTTCTTGGTGCCCCAATAATCCTCTCTGTGCATCCCTCTCTTATATCTCTTTAATCGTAGGCAAGTGGGATCGTACTTCTCCCACAGAGGTGTAATATATTTATCCCATAATTCTTTATCTACATCATAAGAGCCATACCCCCTAATATAACAACCCAACGGATTACGAATCCAATTTTTAATAAGCCGCCTCTTACGAGTAGCGGCTTTTTTCTTTGGGTGTACATGCCCTGGTTTACGGGTATATTTCTTACGTTCACGTAGGGATTTACGCTTACGCTCCAGAGCCGCGTAGTGGCGTTCCATTATCCTACGTGTTAGGGGTGTAAGCCCACGTTCCTTTACTCGCAGTACGTGGCTTCCTGTGCGTTCTACGGGCATATCTGGTAGCCCCTCTGGTATCCACCCATTAGGTCTATTCAGTATGTCTTCTATAATTGTTAAACTTTCGTTAGTTGTTAATGTTTCCTTCATATTACCCTTGACAATATATTAGTTAATTAGTTCCCTAATAAATTAAGTGCTACTACTAAGTCTAATAATATTAGATGTTTTTGGAGTGTCTTTACCAGATTTGGGACCCCACGGGGGGCCGCCTACCGGGCGCGCACGCGGGGGATACCCCCCCCCCCTCCAGGTGCGAATCGTTCTCATTGCGTTCCGTGCTCACACTGTCAAATATCATGCGATACGCCGCACAGGGGGCAAGCTGTACCGCTCGGGCGATCCGTTCAGGGGGTGTGCTGGTGTACTACTACACCCTGCCCCTAGATTCTAGTGCAATGTTATAACATAACATATCTCCCACGATTCAGCCTCGGTTCAGGGATAGTATGCTCCAGGTGTCGCAGTCGCCAGTGAGACTGTTAACATTTTCTTAACGATAATTTCACACCACCTTAACAACTGGTGTGGTAGGCTGTGCTTCTGCCTAGACCTATGTCCTGGTAGGTCGGGCAGTCCTAGATTTCTAGGACCACTTGACGGGCTTCCCGAGTTATGAGACGATTCCCCTGCGGCAATCCTGCCGCGCTACCTGGAGGTGTTAGGATGAACATGAACAAAGAGCTTCACACGGCGATCGCTGCGGCGCTCGCCCCACTCAAGGGCCAAACCTCGAACGTTTGGGATACGGTCCGCAGTGCCTACGTCGTCGCGCTGGAGGCGCAGGGCATCAAGGACGCTGACGATGCGCGTAAGGCGGTTAACGCCGTTGCCAAAACGCTGGAGGTCGCCCCCGGCTCCATCAGCGGCAACCTGACGGTGCTCGTCAAGATTGCCGCTGCCGGCGTTGCACCGGAGGTCATCGGTAAGCTGTCCTACACGGAAGGCTATACCATCGCCTACCCCGCCAAGTCCAAGGTGGAGCGGGCGCGGGCGGCGCTCGCCAAGGCCGAGGAAGCAGCCGAGGCCGCCATGAAGGAGGCGGCCGAGGAGGCGGCCAATCCGCACTTGCGGGCGCGCAGGGCGCTGGCGCGGCTGGTCGAGGGCATGAGCGGCGATCAGGTCGTGGCGCTGCTGGAATACGCCGAGGAACTCGCCACGGAGCAGGCGGTGGAAGCTGTCGCGGCGTAACGGCAGAGCCGCACTAAGTAACACAGCCCCCGCCTTCACTGGCGGGGGCTTTGCCGCGGCCGTAATTTGGACCTGGATTTCCTAGAATTCTAGGAAATTATCAGGGTAGGGTGTCTACTAAGCGGAGGACTGGTACTATGCCATGCGTTAGTGCTGCAGATAGATTGAGGGTAGCTCTTAAGGCGGTTAATGACGCTAGGGCTAAGGTATTACAGTGCACGTACCCCCGAGGTATGCCCACCCGGGGATGCACAGTACGCTTGCCGCCAAAGCCTCAACGAGAACTTGCTAAGGTGATGGCGACAGGCCAGCCTATTCTGTCCCGCAAAGGTAAACTCAATGTGCCTATGGCTACTAATGGCAGCACTTACAAAGGCCAGGTAGTAGTGAAGCAAGCTGCGGCCCGTAGGAAATATGAAGCGGAGCTAACAGCTAATAAGGCTAAGGGTAGGGCTATCCTGGAAAGTGCGGCCCTACTCAATGAGTTGCGTAATGTTAGCAGGGCTATTGCTACGCCAGCATTACTAGCCAAGCCCCAGCCAGTAAGGGCTAAGCTTTACACCGTCCTAGCACCTGGAGTACCGGCAGAACATGCCGCTAAGGTGCTGGGCATTACTCTCAAACCTGGAGTAGATAATGCCGCTGAGTAAATCCCATACCTACTCTTCCCTAGCTCATGTTGATATTGTGCTAGGGTTTATCAAGGCGATTAGCTACCTGATGGTAGCTGCATGGGTTTGTTCCTGTTCTATCAAGGGGTAATTTATGGCTTATGAGCCACAGTATCAGGTAGGGCGCACCATACGAGTAACGCATGAGTACCCGAAAGGTATTCCCTGCATCGTCTACGATGGCGACAGCGTGCTCTGCATGTTTGAAGGTACGCATGGAATGGAACGAGCCAAAGCTGTTTGTTTCCTGTTGAATAAGGCTTACAATTCGCAGGATATGGGAGCGTGGGCCTTTCTGAAGGTGCATCACTGCCTGTAGCAGTTTCCAGGGCCTATAGCTCAATTGGTTAGAGCAAGCCACTCATAATGGCTCGGTTCTAGGTTCAAGTCCTAGTAGGCCCACCACTTCAAGGAGGAGTATAAGTCATGAATATCCGACAGATTGTGTTAGCAGTATGGAAGAAAATTCCCTACTGCTGGTATTACACAGATTGGCGCTGGCCTGGAAATGCTGACGGCAATACCAAGACACAGATTTATACTGTGTTCTGTGTCTGCAATCCCTTCACGAAAGACAAGATCGAAATCCTGGAATGGGAGAATTAGCATGGCAAACAACAGTCGTTCTAAGTACAAAGTAGGGCAGCGTGTGGAGTATACTTTTCCGCATGGTAGGCATCCCCCGTATAAGCAGGGAGACATAAAGCGTGGGAGAATTGACCATGTTTGGGACATTGGCACGCCACGAGACATTATGTACCGTGTCAAGTGGGATGATGGGACAAAAACACATGCTGTGGATAAAGATTTGCAGCCTGTGGCGCAAGGCACCGCAGCCGAACAGGAGAAATCACCATGACCCCCATCGAAGCCGCCATCGCCAAGGTGCAGCTGCTAGACGATGACAAGATCGCTTGTCTGGCATGGAAATTTTTGGATGGAGAGGACGCAAGAAGCCTGACTTTCGATAGAAGTCCTGAATTTTTCCCGCAAGTCTCATACAGCGTCCCAACGGTCCAATTAACCAATTTCGCAAACGCTGTTGCCCGCGCCTGCTGCGAGGAATTGCTGCGGGGCAAGGTGCTGGTGCCGGTGGAGCCGACGCAGGCGATGCTTGATGCTGGTGACGCAGAAGCGGCAGCTAGGGGATTACCAAGCATCGCGCTGATTACGTGGCAAGCCATGATCGCTGCCCACCCGGAGGCCAACAAGTGAAATGGCCGATCATGCTCCGTAGCACCCATGACGCTATCGTAAAGGACATCTGGACGAAGCATTGGGAATGGCACTCGCAGCACAAGGATTACCTAGCGAAAGACTGGGCTGTGAAGCGCAAGGAACTAAGGGGCGCACACAAATGCATAGCGAGGCTTCAACGAAAGATAAAACGGCTGACCAAGGAGGCCGAACGTGCGAGTGTGGAGCTATGGGAGGGTCAAGACGGAAGATTCTGGAAGCACGACGGTTCTTTTGTCGCAGCTAATTCACAGGCGTGGAACATGCCCCTCGGCACCTATGTACATACAGGAGAAACGAGATGAGTACTGAAATTGAAATCCAGGACGGTGAGACCATCAATCCGAAGGATGGCGAAGTCTATAACATCCGTAACGGTGCAGTGAATGTTGTAAATCAGACTGGTGGCTGTGTAAATGCCTATGGCAACGCCAATATTAATAGTTACAGCCAGTCTGGTGGCAGTATGTGGGTCTTCGACAACTCCAGTATTAACAGCTCCGCCCAAGCTGGTGGGCTTATGTGGGCACACGATAACGTCAGTATCAACAGCT